CGCGCCGCATTGAGCGGCTGAAGCACGGATGAAATCGTGCTGATACCTGCGCCGACGAACGTCTTTACCGAACTGACTGCGCTCGACAACGTAGCGGTGAGGCTCGAAAGCGTGCTGTCGCCGATGCCGGGCACCACGTTATTGATCGAATTCATGTCGCCGTCGATCAGGTCGTCAGCATCCGGCTCCGCGCTGAGATCGTCAGGCGTCGTCAGGTCTTGAATCACCTCGCACGAAATCCTGTAAGGGATGCGTGCAAAGCGATAATCCGGATCGAATGACCGGATATAGACCATCAGGTAAATCCGGTCCCACGACAGCGTCACCGGCTGCGCCTGAATCACCATCGACTTGATGGCTTCAGCGCGATCAAGTGCCGACTCACCTTCTGGCGTAGGGAGAAATATCCCCGACCAATCAATCGGGCGGGGATCGGGTCCGAGTGCCTGGATGTCACGCACACCACCGACCAGCTTTTTGACCGCCAGCCGCTGCTCAAGACCGAACCCGATTGACTCAGGTACTTCCAGATCCTGAAAGACGAAATCGCCGAGCGTGAGTACAGTCTGCGAGGCCATTTATCGAAGTCCAGGCATGGGGAGTGAGACGTTGTTGTCGATGTTGCCCGTGTACATCCCCGAGCCGAGCGGCATGGAGAGGGTGCGGGCTACGTGCTTGCCGACCTTGAAGCCGTCCAGATAGACGTCACCGTGTTCTGTGTGGCTGGGAGGAGGTGATTTCGGCGCGACCGAGGTGTCGGCATGGCCCGGCGCTGTCGAATCGGAGCCGTGGAAAAGCGAACCGATAGCTCGCCAAGGCCACATTGCCGCATGCAGCGCGCCCCCCGTGAAGTCGATGGAGCCCTGACCGAGCGGCGTCTTGGCGGCTTCTCCGATGGTCCGAAGGATGCTCGCGCCCGTCGTGAGCATGCTGGTAATCGCTGGCAACATGTTCTCGCCGAACTGGGTCTTGAAGTTTTCCCACGCACTGGCGAAATCTTTTTCAGCACCGGTAGGCGTGTTCATGAAGTTGCGATACGCACCTTCATAATCATTGGTGCCGCGGATGAGTGCGGTATCCTTGGCGACCTTTTTGCGGTTGGTCACCCAGAACGACAGATCATTCGACGTGTTGCGGTTCAAGTTTGCCGACAACAGCCGTGCGATATCTTCATCATCGATATTCAGGCCGTATTTCTTCTGGATTGCCGGCACCAGAACATCGATCACGAACTTGTTGCGGTCTTCGACGAACAGTTTCGCGTTTTCCGGCGAGAGGCCCCCAGATTGGATCAGGCTGCCACCGTTAGCGGCGACGATCTTCTGGTACTCCGGATCTTTGTCGAACTTCTTCCGCATGGCCGCGACGTCAGGATTGACCACGTCGCTCCACAGACCAAGGCTGTTCAGGAATCCCTTGCCCTTTTTGTCCATGTGGCCGCCGATCAGCGACGATAGCGCGGTCATTTCCATCGTGCCGGCGGTCTGTCCGGAGTTGGCGGAAATCATTGCCGCGAGCGGGCCGTACAGGTAATCCGCCGAGGCCAATTGATAGGCCAGTTTGCCGGTCTTGCTCATGGCGAAGTAATCGGCAGGACCGACCTTGCCACGTGAGAAGAAGTCAACCTGGCTCTGCATGCGCAATTCTTTGTCGCGTTCTGCGGGGTCTTGCAGAACCTTGTCGCCGCGGTGCTCCAATGCCTTGATGGAATCGGATACGAGCCCTTCTACGCCCTTGCCATTGTTCTGTATGCTCGTCGCTACTGCGAATTTTGCATATGCGTCGCTCATCTCAATCGAGTGATGCAAGTCACCTGTCGCTGTATGCAAATCCTGAATCAGCGCCATGTTCTCTGTTACGGTGGTGCCGTGCACAGAATTCGTCAGAGCCCACGACTTCGCCAGAACGCTGTCGTTATCGGCCTTCGACAGATTCAGATTGGAAAAGTCAGCCCTGGCCTTTTCGAGGTCTTTCGCAGATTCATAGAACTTGTGTCCAACATAGGCCGCCGCCAGGCCAGCCGCCAGCGGAACCATCATGTCACTGGCGATACCCATGCCGACGCCGCCGACGCCGAATCCATTGGGGCCGACGTGGAGATTGCCCCCGTGGATGTGTCCGCCGCCACGACGACCGCCACCGCCGCCAGGTACGGGCGGGAGTAGCGGATTGGGACCGCCACGACCACCTAACGCGTGGATTGCCGCCAATTGGCGGGCTAGCGCAGCCGCCTGCACATTGGCTGCGATCAACTCTTTCTCGATACCAAGACCGCCCGCCGGCATTGCCAGCGACGCGGCCTTCAGGTTTCTCTCGATCAGCAGGGCTTCGGCATTGACGCCCTTCAGGCCCAAATCAAGCTGCTTTGATGCTGCGGTCAAGTTGCGGACGCCAACAACTTCGGCACCCATCGCCTTCAACTGCTTGTTGACCCCCAACGCGAGCGCGTCAAGCTTTGTGAAACCGTCGACGAGCTTGACCAGGTGTGGCGTGACCAGGTCCGTCAGCTTGAGCGTCGTGCCAATCGAGTAGACATCAATCATTTCTGTTTTATACTCAAAGGCTTAGGAGGCGATATGGACTTTGTCTACAAGGCGCAGGAATGGCTCGCTGACCGGGTCAAGTGGGTGCAATACCCGAAACCGCGCGTCAAGAATCACAACGGCTATGCAACCGGACTGAAATTGCGCTGGCAGATGCGCAAGCCGATGAACCGCTGGCTGGCGTTTGTGCTGCCCACCGCATTCCTGTTCGTGCCATGGATCGGCGTCTATCTGTCGATCGCCTGCGTGATCTTTCTGCTCGCCTACTTCAAACGTGGCTGACGCCAACCTCTACCAGCGAGCCATGCAAAGACGGTCGCCGCGGTGAAGGTGCGAACACGCTCACGGCTATGCAGTGCTGCGGGTCCAAGCACGGGGCGCGGAGGCTGTTTGGGCGTGCCGAGATCGAACCACACAAGATGCTGGTCATTCGAGCCGACAGCGGCTTCAGCGTTGATCGTCGTTCGTGCGATTGACTTCTGCATTGCGCCAGAGCGGTAGCCCGGATCGTTTTCCGAGAATCCCAGCCGCGATCGTTCGGCCTTGGTCGAATCAGCCAGTTCTTCCCACGCCACGAAGGGGCCGACGCTTTGCTGATAGTCGCCAATCATGCCTTGCGCGGTCTTCTGGATTTCTTCCGCTGACTTGTCGGCGATGTGATGCGTGACTTCAGGGCCGGCCACCGCGAGACGCTCAAGGTGCGCAGCGAATGCAGCAAATGACTTGAACTCTGTCACTGTTCCACCTCATATTTCCGCGTGGCAAAGTTGTAAGTCTTCCCCGTTTCCATCTCCGAAAAGATGATCGCCCAGGCGGTGCGCTTCACGTCATCCAGCGCGAACGCCACATCAAACGGCACGCCATGCTTGACCAGCCATAGGCATTGCCGTATCGGTGTGGCGCCGACTATTTTTTTACGGCTTCGTCTTCCCCGCTGTCGTCTTCCTGCGGGAATCGATCCTTGATGGCCTTCTGGATGGCTGCGAAGCCGTCTTCGCCAATCCGCGAGATCAACGCGCGCATCTGGAGCTTGTTGGTCGGTGCAGGGGCTGAAACGCCGTCGATCGACACGACGTAGATCGCCGGAATGCACATCATCCGGTACACGTCGTTCTTCGCGAGTTCGCCCAATGCTTCGATCAGGTCGAACTGGGCCAGTACATCGGGCTTTTTCAGCATGAAAGTGCGCCCACGGCTGTCCTGCACGGAAAACTCAGCCAGCATGTCCTGCACGACGCGCTCAGACGGCGTCATGGCCTGCGATTCGGCCTGTTGAGCCTGTGAGCCATGCGGTTTGACTGTAACTTTGCTCATTAGCTGATCCGGATACGTGTGCCAGCGTCAAACGTGAAGCGCTGGGTTACCTTGTCCTGCCCCTTGTACGTGCCGGAGTCTTCCGGGTACAGCGCCACGTCAATGAACTGGAATTGCGACACCGAGCCATCCAGTTCCAGAATGGTCTGGGTGATGATGACGGATGTCGGCGGGAGTTGTGCGTAATAGGTCGCCTCGGCATCGGCGAAATACGCATCGAACGATGCATCCTGACGGTCGATTTCGAACGTACCCGAATGACCATCGGGAATCGGGCGATGCGAAATGCGTCCATTGATGCCGACGCTCTTGAGTTTGATCATCCCCGGCTTCGATTCGAAGCTGGTAATACCGTTGATCGTGACCTGACCGACGTTCGAGTCGAAAATCGTGACCTGCGCGCCGTCGCGGCCTACGTTAAAGCTATTGATGCCCATTCAAGGCTCCAGAAGAAGAAGCCCGCGCGCGGCGGGCATCGAATGCGAGGGGAACTGTCAGGCCGGCTGGACGGTGACGTTGACGGTCGAGCCGCCTTGCAGGGAGATCACGAACACGCGGACGATCGACAGGTACTTGACCTTGACGAGCGTTTGCATCAAACCGAGTGCGACTTGCGGATCGGGGTTGTTCGCAGCGTTCGTCTGCACCGAGAACGGAATCGACTTCGGGTTGTTGACGTCGCCGATGTACTGCAGCGTCGGGTTCTTCCACAGATTCATCAGGAAGCCCGTGATCGCGTCATTCACTTCGCCGCGGAGGTCCGTCGTCTGAGGATTGCCCACGACCCAGCCGAAATTCGACGCCAGTGTCAGCGCGAGGAAGTTCGTCATCGTCGTGTACGCCTCGCTGTTTGTCGCGGCGAACGAGGACGTGTTCATGTCCGTCTGGAAGGCAAAGTAATTGCCGCCCGGTGCCGGATTGGCGAGGTAGTCGACGCGACCCTGGACTGCTGCGAGTGCTTCCGCGTCGGAGTAGACGGTGCTTTGAACGGAGCGTTGCGTACCGATGATGCCGTTGACGGGCTTGTTCAGCGTCGACTGGTTAGGAGCCAGATTCGCCCGCATCGGTGCCCAGAACGTGGCGGGGCCGAGCAGGCGTTGCACACCGTTGACGGTGTCCTGCCAGTAGACCCAGTCACCGACCAGATCCTTGAGGCTGTAGTTGTCGACGCCAGCCGTTGCCAGATTGGCCGCGACTGTCGCGATCGACTGGCCTGCGGAACCCTGACCGGCACCGAAGATGCCCTGTTGCTGGCCGAAGATCGCCATCGTGCTCCATTGCGACGACGTGCAATGGTCGACGAGGTTCATCGTCAGTACATTGGCATTCTGCAGCGCGTACATGCCGGTCGGCGGCGTCGAGTTCACGCCAACCAAGGTCGCATCGGTGACGCCCGCTGCACCGTCCGTACCGCCGCTGAATGCTGTCGTGACGAGTGACGGAGCCGCAGCCGACGTGCCGATGGTTGCAACCACATACTGCGACGGACCACGCACGCCCGACTGGCCGTTGTTGATCGCGTTGACGAGATTCGTCCAGCAGCCAGTGCCGAGCGTATAGGCGCCGCCCGTTCCCGCACCGCCGCCCGTGAGCGTTGCCGTAGCCGACGTGTAGCCGGTGCCCGGCTGGATGATGACCGGCGAGCCGAGACCCCAGACGACATTGATCAGCGCGCCCGTGCCAGCGCCCGACGTCGAGATGACGGCTTGCGGGTTCGCGGGAATCGCACCACCACCGAGCGAGCCGGCGTTCGTGACGGCCAGCGCGGTAATAGCGCCAGCGGTTGCCGTGACGGTCAGAACGATGCCGTTAGCTAGCGTGACCGTATCGTTGGTCACATAGCCCGCACCAGCAGCGGCGCCACCGCCAGTGATATTGGCGGAGATCGCCTTGAGCGTCGCCTGCATGACAGCCTGCGTGCCGCCCGCCGTCTGCGGGGCGCTGACCGAGACGTTCGGCACCGAGGTATAGCCCGTGCCAGGCGTCGTCGTACCGGGGATGATGCCGACGCCGAGGTTGTCGTACACCTCGGACGTGAAGCCGGGCAGCGCAACCGTGCACTTGAACGTGCTGGGCTTCGTGCCCGCAGCCATCGTGGCCTGCAGCGTATTGCCAACGACGCCCGTATAGAAGCCCGTCAGCGTGGCGCCCGTGACAGCCGAGCCATCCTTGACCGCGCAGGTTGCAGCCGTGTCGCTGCCGTCTGTGACGCGCACAGCGGTGTTGTTCTGCTGCCCCAGACCGAAGGCGATCGCCATTGCGGTTGCGAGGTCCGCCCGGCGAACGGTGACGGGACCAAGCATCAGCGCAGCCATCTGCGGCGACCCGATGACGGTAGGGCTATTGACGGGGCCCCACGAAGCGACGCCGACCATACCGAGGCCATTGGTCGACACACCGCGGACGACTGCCGGCGGCGCCACGACTTGCGTATAGACGCCCGGGGCGAGCGTGCCGGCCAAATTAAGCTGGCCTGCGGAAAAAATCGGCATTTAGCGTGCTCCAAATGAAAAAGCCGCCTCAGTGGGCGGCTCTGCGAAAACGGGAAGAGGGGGATTAATCGGCGATTTGCCAGTCGTCTGCCAGCACGTCGGTCTGCGACGCAAGCCAGCCAACCACCAGGTCGTTGTTGGCGGCCTTCATGCAGATGGAATCAACGAAGCGCGGCTCATTCTGATACTCGCCAAAGCCATATTTCAGGCCGCTTTGCAACTCGGCACCCTTGACGATGTAGAGGAACATGCCTTTGCCATTCCAGCCAGTACGAGCGACGCGCTTACCTTTCTTCAAAGCCTCGATCGCCAGACCGAATGACATGCCATCAGTCGGCCGATATGCGGCATCGGCCTGTGCCTTAGGAGACCACGACACATAACCGGCATAGCGCGGCGTGTTTGGTTTGCCGCCGTCGAGATATTCGACGAGATAGCCTTCGTCGGCGCCGTTCTCGTCAGCCGGAAGAGTCCAGCCGCGAAAGTCGTTATATTGCTGCCGCGTCATGGGCAGCATGTTGACCAATTTTGTGCCGATGTATGTTTTCATTTGGAAACTGTCATCCTCACTGCGGGAGGGTCTTGCGCACAGAATTGGCATTCTCAGACGCCATCACCGCGGCGATTTCAGCCGCATCGGTGATCTGCATGCCGCGCTTGTAGTCGCCGAACTCGTGAATCACGATCAGGTTGAAGTCTGGTTTCGCCGGAGCGACCGGCGCTTGTTTCTCGTCAGCCATGTCGGCTCCTTAATATGTTCGCGAGGCGATCACGTCGCCCTGCATGTCTTCGAAAATCACTTGTGCGGCCACAACCGTGGCGACTGTCTGCGTTACCGTCGTGGCGTACTCGACGCAATAGAACAGGTCATGCCGGTAAAGCTTTTCTTTCTGCATCGAGTCCAGATAGACGCTGCGCTGGTATTTGACGTTTGCGCCAAATCCATCGGCCATCGTCAGATCGTGAATCTGCGACAGGGCATTGCGGATTGCGCTGCCGATCGCCTTACGGGATGCCGGATCATTCGCCCACACGATGATCTGGAAGGACTGTTCCTGCCGCTCCCATTCGGTCGTCACGGTGCCGGTTGTGCCGACGCGTGCGGCGGTGACCTTTACGCCAGCCGGCAGCGTGATAACCGGTCCAGAACTCGTCGTGCCCGGATACTTCGCTGCGATCAGCGTTGCGAGACCTGTTGCGATCGAGGCGAGCGTGTCATTCGCCTGCACGGCGTAGATGAATGCCACACCGGCGATCAGTGCGGCCACGTTGTGCGGCGTGAAAGGCGAGGGCAGAGCGCCGCCGACAGTCAATTTCGATCCAGCAGAGGTCAGCGTGATCGTCGCCGGCTTGATCGACGTCACATGCTGCTTTGGGGCGTAACGTGTCGTGTTGCGCTCTTCCGGCCGCGGGTAGACGGTGATGTGTGCCTTGCCAGCACGCAAATCATCGTCAAGACGCGATTCGGTCGGCCATCCGGCATAGACGATGCACTGGTTGCCAGGTACAGAGGGTTGGCCGGTTCCGTTCGGGTAGAGCGCCGCGGACACTTGCCCGACCAGCACGTCTGCGACGTCCCATACGCTAGCCATGATGATTCGCCTGTGTCATGTCTGGGCCGATTGCGCTGTAATTCGCCACCCCAAATCCGTAAGTTCAGGGCTTGAGACGACGTATCGCCGATTTAAATCATCAGTCACGATGTCTGCTGTCCGGATTACGACACCCGGAAACGCAGGCATCAATACCTGCCACCACGGATTACGCACGTCACCCGGCAGATTCACTTCGCCTTTCT